ACCGTTTTTTCAACCCCGTCCATAATAAACACACCTCCGTCAATTGTAACTGTTTTCCATTCTCCAAAAGGCCCCCATTTTAATGTTATCGGAAGAGTTCCGGAACCATTACCCTGTCTTAATAATTTGACATTAAAACACCCTGTTTTAGGCATTGGCTTATTTGGGCTTACTAATGTTTTTAATTGTAATGTTTTCATATTCGATTTTTTTATAAGAATTGGGTATCAAGGTATTTAAGGCGAAAATCCAGAGAATTGAATATATTATCTATTGATTCTAAATAATTACTTTCTCTAGTCATAGTGATTGTACCCCATTTGTTTAATTCAGCCTGATAAGAGTTAGGCGGCCACTTAGCCGATAAATCAAGAAATACCTTAGTGAGGTTTTCCATTTTTAAAACGGAACCTCTCAACATTGCATATCTAGCCTTTATTTGCGGTAACATTTGCGCACGGAATTTCGGCCAGATGTCTTTATTACCGATATACCATCCTGTAATTGGCTGTGCAAGGTCTCCGCCCTGATTAGTTCCAAGTACAAAATCCATATCGATGGCACACGGCATCCAATGAGTACTATTATAAGAAATATACATCGAGTTATTATTGACACTATCCCAATGGGATATAGCTTCGCCCCACAGTAAAAAGTCAATCCATGCATTTAAGACTAAATAATCCTGATGCGTATTGGTGAAAGTTTTTGCACCCGTCTGAATATCTCGCATGTATTGAAACAATCTGAAAATATTAGCTTTTGCAGCAGCATTAGGCGTTTTTGGATTTCTTACTTCATAATCGACAGCAACGGCATCATAATTGGCATATTCCTTCCCACCTAAAGCACACCCAATTACCTGTGAATCTATTAAAAGATGATTTTGATTTGTGCTACTAATTGCGTAATTCAATCGGTCTTTTTTAAGACGGAGAATATATTGCCCCCTAAATGATCCACTCTGATAAACATCTGTTGGAATTCCAACCAAAGCAAACTGAGCATCAGCCGAAAATCTTGTAGGATCATAATTTTTTAGCAGAGCATTATTCATGCCTCTGTGCATGCTTTCCGGATATGGTCTGGCGGCTATGAGCTGTTGCCATATCTGGCCACAAAACACATCTTTACACTTCGTTGCATCTGTCCAGTAGGCCTTAAGATGATATGAATCCAAAGCCGGATAATTTCCTATTTTAACCTGAAGCTTCTTACCGTACTTATTTAATAAGTCAATAGTATGTCCCTTCTTAGGAAATTGGAGTGATCCAAAACCCTGCTGAGATACGTCGCAATAGACCGTCAGCATTACAGAACCACCAACAATGAATCTGACAATACCTCTATTCTTTTCCTCTGGATAATCCGGCCACTTAACGGAAAAATCAAGCTTCAATAATCCCGGATCAGGAATATAGAAGTATGTACCTTCGAAAATATCATCAGATACTACAGGCTTTCCGGCATTATATGTAAAATCATCAGTTACTAATTCAGGAATATAAACCTTTCCATCCGGAAGCACTTGAAGTGCAATTTTATTATCAGGAGAAACGATATTTAATGGCTTATCTGAAGGCGTTTCATAGAAAATACCTTTCAATATGATTTTCAAATTATCAGCCAATCCGGTTATGGCCTCTACCGGAATACTGTCGGGGTAATACATGGCATAGAAATAACCATCTTTATCGACATGAAATAAATCTACGCCATTTTTAGCAGCAACCGAAAGCAAATCATTCGATTCAGAAACATTGAATCCAACCATCTTAATATCCCATCGGTCTGATACTCCCGGAACATTGGCTCCGGTTGTAATTGCATTAGCTTCCCAGATACAACCTTCATGGAATACCTGTGAGCCTTTGTTAAATGGTTTATTGCTCCATTGTGGCGTCCTTCCAGTTGCTTTCTGGCTTAGTTCCTTTTTGGCTACCCCATCTTTTATTTCAATGGTAACATCATACAAAGCGCCGTCCTTTTCAAAGTCTTCGGCAATGGTACTGATAGGATTTCCGAAAGAATCTTTCAGGTTTTGAAAAGTGGCTATATTCCCGGATTCTACACGAAACCAGAACGAACCTATTGCCGGAGCTGTAGACGCTGGCACAGCAATACCCAAATAAGCTTTATTAATCGTATTCTTTGCCTCTTCCAGCTTTTCATCAAATACTTTGATTAGTTCACTTTCTGCGCCTCTATCCAGCTTACTGTCTAACGCTCCCCTTAAACCTTCAACGTTATCAATAGGGACGGAATCGTCCTTATGAACAAAAGAATCTAAAGTATCGGAAAATTGTTCCTCAGTAGGTTTTTTACCTTTCTGAAAATATGTTTTTAATGTATTACGAGGTCTTTTCATTATATTAACCTTTAAATCTGATAAATATTACTACTCTAAAAGGATTCATAATGTCATGAGCTCCGTCACCTCCTAGGGTATTTGTATTACCTGCCCAAGCTTCACCACCTGTGGAGGTAATAGTGTAGTTCCAGTCCTCATTATCGTTCGGGCTATCTCCTTTTCCTGCTGCTGTTCCGTTTGGATTATTAGCAATGGTTGCAGTGTTCATTCCATCACCTCCAAATATTTTAAAACTATGTCGGGGAAGTTCTGACATAGTGAGTGTGTGTGTTTTATTTCCCCCAGCTTGTAACACCTGGGCGAAATCCAGATCATTAGGATTTAACCCCATAGGGAAACGTCCTCTAAATTCGGTCGCTTCTTCCCAACCTTCCGGGATTTCATTTGCCGGACGCATAAATAATACAGGTGCATTACCGTCAATAATAGGTTTGGAAGCACGCTCCAATTTGGTTAAACGAGCTTCAATTTGCTGAAGCGGCACAGTAGGGATAAATTCTTCAATTATTTTAAACCTCGCTTCCAATGTATTTAAAGGAGGTATTCTTTTAAAATCTGCCCAGGGAAAATACACATTAGAGAAACCGAAAGTAGCAAAGCGATCTTTAATGACATCTTTCATTTCTCCGTTTTCAAATTTCTTTTGCGCGATTACCTCACGAATTATTACGGTATTCTGTTTTCCACCACCTATAAATCTTAATAACTCATTATTGATCATTACAACACCATCGCTAACTGTAGCACCTCCGGCAGCTTCTATGCACCCGGAAATAATGGCCATATTACCTGCCATTCGTGCAACACCTTCAATGATTAAATAGGCATCTTGTATGTCTGATAATGTATTTGTTGTAAGGTCGAATCCTTCCGGATAATTGAAAATAAACTTTTTCATATTAGGTCTATTCTAAAGCGTTTAGATGCAAGCCTGTAGTAATCTACAGTGTTATATATTTGGTCGTAATAATCCGAAAGTGATTTGGGTACTTTTACTATAAAGTCTACCTGTCCTTCAACAAATTCACTTTCCGGGTATATTGTTAGTTTTCCTATGTATTTAGGCTTACGTGAAGCCTCAGGATAGATATAGGTCTTTTGTTTGTTTATGGGGTCTTCTATGGTTATCCTCCTGTCAGAATCAAATTTGTCATTCAAAAGGCCCCGTAAATGACATAACTGACTGTTATGTGTTGCCCGCTCAATATTGTATTCCCTGGTCTCTAAAAAAATATCATGAAGTCTTTCCAGTGTGATACATATAACACTTATAAAAACACTGTATATATCACCTCGTAGAAATGGCGGGCATAGGAGTAAGGCAAATTTTCTGAAATCAACTTTATACCACATTATTTTTTATTCTTTGTTTTATACTCAATAATGGTATTAGGCCAATCCATGTCAAAATAACCGGATTCCGGAATCTTACTGATCTGTATTGGTTCATAGTTTCCATAACCTCCTGTTTTAGGATCTATCCATTTTGAATCAGCACTATAAAGCCACGGATCAACAACACCTGGAACTTTTTGCAGCTTATCAATAAGACCATTTAGAATCAACTCCCCATTAAAAGGCAATTCTTTCATATATTCATTTATAGCCTCCTCAAACGGTTTATTTCCTTGTAGTTTATGATATCCGTTTTCATCTATGATTTTATCATCTACATAGATTGTAAGGCGCATTTTTAGGATATCCGGCAGATAATTGATAATAGTAAGTTTTACACCTGCATCACGGTACTCATTTGCATAGGTTTTAAAGCCGTTATACTGGCTCTCTGTGATAGGTGAAAGCTTTCCGTTTGTTTCAGTTGCTATTTTCAGAATTAACCGGCTTTCTTTGTCATCCTCAGATATGGCTGCATACTTGATAATTTTTGAAGCTGCTATCTGTTCATCCGTTTTCCCTGTATTATCAAACTCATCTTTATCCGGAAGTAACTGAAAACCGAACTGAAAAGCTTTTGCTTTCTCCCTGTACCAAAGAAGGCCATGAGCTTTCTCCTTTTTTAACAAGTCTTCCAATTCCTGCTGGTGTGAATCAAATATTAATTCATGTGTCCAGATCACTAATGTGAAAATGTCAAAAAGTATATTTTCAAAAGAAACTATTGAAAACTGATCATAAAAGCTTTTCTGATTATCCAGCTCATAATATTCCTGTACTTTCGTATTGCTTACGAAATAATCTATAATTGACTGTTTTATTTCCTCTTTAGTACGTGCCATTATTCTACAATAAATGTTTCTTCTATAATCATATATCCAATTCCTCCCGGTCCTGGTATAATACTTCCCGGACTGAGTGCCGTTGCCGGCTGTTTTGATCTGAAAAGCCTTACATTATCCTCATTCAATATCCTTGTAACATTTACAACCTCACCAATTCCCAGATCATCAGTTATAGACTTGTTATTTAGGATCGCTGCATTAATGATTTCGTCAAAGCTTCCGGACTGCTGA